AGGGTATTCGCCTTCATCGTCGCGTCGATGGCGACCACGGTCGCCGCATAGGGCGTGGCCCCTGCAAGGTCGATCACCGCAGCAAAGCCCGCAGGCACAGAAAGCCCCGCCACATCCACCACGTCACTGTTGACGGTGCCGACAAACCCCGACACGCCGGACCAGCTGACGGTCCAGTCGGCACCGACCAGCGTGCCGGTGGCCGAGGCCGCCGCCATGGTGACGGTCGTGCCTTTCGCCAGCGCGCCCCGCGCCGTGGCCTCTGCAGAGATGGCCGCAGCGCGAGCGGTTGCCTCAGCATCAATGTCATCCTGCAAAGCCACATCCGCCGCCGCGCGCGCCGTTGCCTCGGCCGAGACAGCAGCCGCCCGAGCGCTGGCCTCTGCAGAGATGGCCGCAGCGCGAGCGGTTGCCTCAGCATCAATGCCATCCTGCAAAGCCGCATCCGCCGCCGCGCGCGCCGTCGCCTCGGCCGAGACAGCAGCCGCACGGGCGGTCGCCTCGTCTGCGTCACCTGCAGCCCGGGCAGCCGCCTCGGCCGCGAAATCCCCCGGCGACACGCCGCCGGTGGGCACAGTGCCGCCGACGAACAGGATGGCGCGGCTGGTATCGTAGACGCTCACGGGGTGATCTCCTGCAAGAGGGTGATGGAAGCGGTCAGGGTGCGTACGACGCGCGCGCCAACCGTGAACTTGATGTCGATCTGGTGCCCGCCCAGCGGCAGCGCGGCCGTGTCGACGGCCAGCATGGACAGCTCGAAACGTCCGGACGCAGCATCCAACACCGCCACCCCCAGCGGGCGCGTCACCGCGTCAGGCCCCAGCAGCGCCGATGCGATGGTGACGCCGGTCAGGTCCAGCGGCCGGCCGTGCTGGTCGACCCAGACACCGGGCAATGACAGGCTGTCGCCCCGCTTCAGGCTCAGCGATCTGGATCCGCCGGCGCCCGAGGTCAGCGTGGCCAGATCGCCCAGCGTGAAGGGCCCGGCCGCGCCGGTCGGCACCACATCGGGCAAAGGTTGGCGCACCAGCTGGCCAAGGGCTGCCGACCAGTATTCGACGGTCACGGCATAGGGCGTGCCGCCTGCCTCGGCCTCGAGGTCAACCGAAATGGCCCCCGAGGCGATCGTGGCGACCACCGGCCCTCGCAGCACGGCCGCATCGCCCAGGATCGGGGCGCGCGCTTCGAAGATGACCCGCCCATGTGCGGGATTGGTCCCGTCCGGCAAGATGACCGGACCGGCGATGGTGGTGGCCATGCGCGCCCCCTCAGATGATGGTGATGTCTTCCGGGCCGCTCATCGGCCCGCCAATGCCCGACCCGTTGATCGGCTCGATCCAGTACCGCCAATCGCCGGTGCCGGGCCCCGGATCGGTCCAGCTGTCGGCCAGCGACGGGGCGCCGAACTCGACCCGCACCAGCACCGCATCGCCGATCACGGCCGAGGCGCCCGAAGCCCGCCAGATGCGGGCGGCGGTGTAGAGGCTGCTGTTGGGCGCTGTCCAGTCCATCTCGACCGTGGATCCGGCGACGGTTGCGGCAAAGCCGGTCACTGCCGGGGGCGGATCGGTATTGGCGACGGCGGTCACGACCAGCGGGGTTTCCGGTGCCCAGGTCGACAGGCGGCCGGCGGCGGTGCGGTTGCGCACCTGTGCCTCATAGTCGGCGCCGTCGATCAGGCCGGACAGCACATAGCTGCCCTGCCCGCCTGGCACGGTGACGATCTGCCAATCCGGCAATCCGGCATCGAGCGATCGCACCCGCAGCTGCTGGGTCAGGTCCTCGGTCTGGGCAGGCCAGGCGTATTCGATCAGCGCAACCCCGCCGGTGCCCTCGATCACCTCGCCCGACAGGCTGGCCGGCGCGGGCACCGTGCCATCCTCGGCGATCGCGGCACGCAGGGTGCGCGGCGGCTCCAGCGTCAGCGCGTCGGGCGCGAAATCGGCCGCCTCGACCGAGACGGCCTCCAGCTGCCAGGTGTGGCTGCCGGCGATCCTGCCCAGGGGGCCGATCTCGATCACACAATCGAGACCAGCCTCGTCATGGGTGACCCGCAGGAATCGTTCCTCCATGCACTCGTAGCCTTTGGCGCGCAGGATACCGCTGATCGCCCATTCGGCATGATCAAGACGGGCAGCGCGCCAGATGACCCGCCAGGCCTGATTGTGGCTGTCGATGCCGTAGCATTCGATTTCCGACCGCTGGCCGACTGGATCGACGACAACGGCGCCCGAAACCTCTTGCTCCCAGTCGCGCGCAGGCTCGACATAGCGCATCGCATAGCTGCCCGGCCGATCGGGCCCTTCGGCCTTGTGGCGGATCGTCAGCGACAGGAAATCGCGGTCCGTCAGCGTGATGGTCGGGGCAGCGAAATAGCCGACCTTGAACCCCAGCTTGCCATCGCGGCGCTCGTAGAAGAACGCATCGCAACACATCTGCAGATGGGCGCGCACATCCTCCCAGGTCTGATCCGCCCGGATCACCGTGTTGATCGTCCAGCGCCGCTGGGTGCCACCATCGCGGTTGGTGACCAGCTGGTCGCAGACATCCGCCTCTGCCGCGACCTCGTCCCAGTCCACGGATTTGCCGAAGATGCGGGTCGCGACATCCGCAATCACCAGCGCGGCATTGTTGCTCCAGACCCTGCCCCAGACGGCCGAGGCCGGGGCATCCGTGGTCGGCAGATAGGGCGTGGCCACCGGGCCTGTCTCGACTTGCAGCCCGGTCAGGCCCAGGCTGCTGACCCCGTCGCCGGCATAGCTTGCAACAGGGTTTGCCGCGCTGTTGGTCATGTGCCAGCGGATCACCGCCGTTCCACTGGCCACCGCCGTCGCCCGCACCGACACGCGCCACCAGCCATCGCCCGCATCGGTGATCTGCGCGCCGGGTGATCCGGCTTCTGCCCCGACTGTTCCTGCCCCCAGGTCAAAGGCTGCCTGTGTGGTGCCGCCGAAGATCGTGGGGTCGAGGCGGATGCCCAGATGCCGCGTGCCCGTGACCCGCTTGACGAACGCCGATACGGTATAGGTCTGCCCGGCCGTCCAGGTCAGCGTGGTGATGGCGTATCGGTTGTTGGCCACCGTGTTTTCGGTGATGACATCCGCCGTCATCGGCCCACCCGGCCCGTCCAGCACATCGGGCGTGACGGTCAGGCGCAGCTTGCCATGATAGGCCTGTGACAGATCCTGCGACCACAGGCAGGTGTTGGTGTGAATCGCATCATCGCCGCCCAGGCGGGGATCCCAGATAGTGTCGCAACCGTCCCAGACCGGCGCATAGGCCCATTCGCGCCCGTTCGGGTAGACATCGGGGAAATCGCTGTCTGCCGGGCGGTTGGCGTATAGGGCTGCATAGGACAGGCCCGCGAAATCATCGCCAACCCCGACCTCGGGAAATACGGCGCGCCAGACCGGATCGGCGGGCTGATCGGCTTGCCCGGTATAGGACCTGATGCGGCAGCGGTTGCTGACCGGCGCGGTCGGCACCAGACCGTTCGCGTCCGTCTCGACCTCCCATTTGTCCAGATAATGCGTCACAGGCCCCCGCGTCGAATGGCAGGCGATGATCACCCCGTAATGGCGGCGCGCAGCCGCGGCATCGGTATAGCCAGCCGTCACGGCGCCTGCCCGGCTGAAGGCCGACAGAGCGAAGGGGCCACCCTTGCGAACACGGCCATAGGCCCATTCGACCCAGCTCACCGCCTGGGCGTAGTTCGCCATATATTCGGCAGGCGGGATCTTCGGACGGTTCAGGCGCGCCATGAGCGCCGACACACCGACCGACACGACCAACCGCGCCAGGAGGCCACCACCACCCGCCAGCCAGGCCCCGGCGTTCATGCCGACGGCAAAGGCCCCGCCAATTCCGGCACCAGCCGCGACGCCCGTGGTGAGGCCAGTCCAGAAGCCTTGCGCAAAGACCACCAGCGGCCCCGCCTCGGCGCGATCGGCGGCTCCCGCGATGCAGGTGGTCGATAGCAGGATTGCCAGCGCGAGACTACGGATGCGCATAGCCCACCCCCCATGCCGCCAGAACCTTTGACGGGGTGAAGGCCGCGACGGCGCCCGTCTGCAACTTCACCGCCCAACTACGCCCAAGGCAAAGCGCGCCGTGCGGCCTTGGCGGCCCGTCATCCTGGATCAGCACCAGCCCGACATCGCCGGCGACGGCCTGCGTGGTCAGCAGCAGGCCGGCCCGCGCCATGCGCGGTGCGACCACGCCCATCGGATTGGTGAAAAACCGCGTCACGCGCTGGCACTCCGACAGGCTGGCATAGGTCAGGCGCAAATCCTCGGCAGGGTCGACGCCGCGGATGCGCTGCACCCAGTCGGCTGGCAGGGTCAGGCAATCCGCTTCACCCCAGGCATAGGGCAGCGCCCGCCAGCGGTTCAGCTCGGCATAAAGCGGGGTCATCCGAACAGCTTCTGTTCCTGGAACGTGTCGGTGGGCATGAAGCGCAGCGAGGAATTGGCCGCGCCGATGATGCGCGCATGGTCGGCCACGGTATATTGCAGCCCAGGCGCGGTGTTGCGGCCGGTGAACGGCCCTTCGATATTCAGCGATATCCGGCGCTCCAGCGCACCTGTCAGATCGAATTCCACATGCGTCGCACGCCGGGTCAGCCAGCGCAGGGGCGGCAGCACCGGCGCCTGCAGTTCCTCGGGCGCGTTGAACGGCTGCACCCAGAATATGACATCGCGATCCTTGATGTAGTCCGTCCCCAGCGATCGGATCTGTGACACCAGATCGCCGTCGGCCGGGTCCGGGATGAAGGTCATCGACAGCGTGCCCTGCGGCGCCTCGCCCTGAACCGAAGCCCGCAGGTCCGAGGATTCGAACAGCTGGCAACCTGTCCACACATCGCCGTTCACATCGCGAAACGCACCGTCGACCCCCAGCAGGAACCGGAACACCCCGTCTTCGGTATCAATGCTGACCAGATCGAGCAGCCCGATCACATCGGCTGACGGATCGAAACCTTCGGGAAAGAATGCCATGTCAGGGTTCCTCTGGCGGGCGTGTCAGCCATTCGGACAGCTGCCATTCCGGCGCCGACCGCAGGCGATAATCGTAGGATGCGCCGCCAAGCGCGGGATCGACCGGGACGAACAGGCCGCGCGGGATCAGGTCGATCTGATCATCAAGCGCAATCGCGGTGCGCAGCAGCTCGACCTGCAAGACCGTGGTGGCGCCTGATCCTGACCGCCCGGTGACCAGAAATGGCCAGTCTTTGAAGCTCAGATGCGATCCGACCGCCACGGGCGCGGCGGCGGCCGTCTCGTCAACCTCGATCTGGGTGGCACCTGCCGCGACGGCGGTTCGGCAGCGGATCGTCGGCCGGGGTTCTTCATAGACGCCAGACAGCCAGGCCTGCCAGCCACCATCGAGGGGAACGCCCACGGCCTGCATCGTGGCCGGATCGACCATGCGGATACGCAGCGCGTGGCGGCGGCCCTGAACCCGCGCGCGCAGCGCCCGCCATTGCCCGATCCCGTCGCGGTCGAACCGCAGCGCCATTTGCCCGACGAACCGCGGAAAGCGGTTGAAGACGATCTGGTCGCCGCCGCCGGTATCTTGACCCGTCGACTGGGTGCCCCAGTCGATATCCCAAAGCAGCTGGGTCACCCGCATCATCGGCAGGGGCACGTCGATGATATTCCGGATCATTTCAGACCGCGCGCCTGCATGTCACGGATCAGGCCCGGCATCGCCTGACGCTGCGAGCGCATGGACATGCGATCCCCCGCCCCGGAAATCTGGGCGACCCGGGTGTCGAAATAGGGGCTCGACGTGGTCTCGACAGCGATCCGCACCGGCTCGGGCGCGGCGGCGCGCTGGCCGCGGGTGCGGTCGATCACCGTCTCGCGCGGATGCAGCATTGCCAGGAACCCGCCCTTGCCATCCAGCCCACCACTGCGCGGTGCATTCCCGGTATCCCCGCCACCATCGAACGAGAACAGCCCACCCAGCAGCCCCTTCCAGGTCGCACCGCCCAACAGGCTGGCAAAGGGCCCCTCGCCAAACAGCAGCATCTGCGCGGCAGCACGCTTGATCGCGTCACCGATCCGGCCAAAGGCGCTTTCGCCCGTGGCTGCCGCATCCAGAAGCGATTCCTTGAGATCGCTCTGGAACCCATTGAATTGGGACGCAGCATCGGTAATCCCGCGATACCGCTGGTCCAGCTGCCTGATGCCGCGCGCGGCGGTTTCCGCGTCGATGTGACCCTTGGCCAGAAGATCGTTGATGTTCGCCTGCTCGGTGGCATAGCGCTCGGCATTGGTGCGGGTCTGATCGTAAAGCCGCGCCGCTTCGCGCAGATCATCGTTCAGCGCCTTCTGGCCAGTGGATCGCCCCGTGCCGCCCTTGCTGCCCTTGTTCGCGGCATCCAGCTTCGCGCGCTCTTCCTCGATGATCTTGTCGATCGAGGGCCTGCCGAACTCACCATATTCCTTCTGGTTGGAGGTGCGCGGATCGCCCCCACGACCACTGTAGACCATGCCCTTGTCAGCCAGCGATTGTTGCGCCGCGAGCAGATTGCGCGCCAGACGCCCGGCGGCCGCTGCGGCATCTTCGATCCCGCCAGCCATGTCGGTGCTCGCGATATCAGCAGCGGCGATGACAGCCTCATTCAGGCGGCCGACCAGCCCGCCGGTCGCCTTGTTGGCCTCGTCGAGTGTGCCGTAGGAGGCAAGCAACTCATCTCGCAGGGTTTCGGCCGCCGCCGCCATGGCTGCCGGCCCGCTGGCCTGACGCATCGCCGCCGAAAGCTCCATCAGGCGCGACATTTGCTCGACACTCAGGCCAAAGGTCTCTGCCATGTCCTCAAGATCGGCCTCGGTATCGGCGACATTGAGGCGAAGACGCGCCATTTCGTCCGCCAGTTGCGCGATCTGCATATCATTGCCGATTCCACGAGTGGCCAGGTCGCGAGCCCGCTGCAACTCGACGGCAACTCCTGCCTGCTGGACCCGCAGCTGGCCAAGGCGATCAGGGATCGCAAATGGATTGGCTGCAGCAGCATCGGTCAACGCCCGCCGGGCCTCATCGGCGCGCATCACGCGCTGAGCCTCATGCGCGCGCTGAACCTCGTCGGCCAAGTCTCCGTATTTCTTCGTCAATTCCTCGATCGGCGTGCGCGCGGCGGCGGCAGCCTGCGCATAGGACGTCACCGCAGTGTTCAGATCATCCACTGTTTCTTTGGCCGTCTTGGCCTTGGTCTCACTCTCGAGAAACGATTGCGCCAGCACATAGGTGATCGAGGCAGCGGCGCCAGCGACGGCGCCAATGGCACCAAAACCACCCAGCAGCTGCGGAAGCTGCATTGCCATCGCGCGCATCGGATGGGTTCCACCGGCAACCTGCACGAAGAAATCGCCCACCTGATAGCTGGCGTTCTGCAGCTGCATGCCCATCTGCTTGGATGACGAGCCGATCTTGCGCATGGCCTGCTCACCCTGCACGCCGACATCGCGGAACTCGGCCTTTACCTTGTCGCCGCCCACGGCGACCAGCCGGACGGAAACCCGTTTTTCAGTTGTCATTATCCTGACCTTGCCGGATCGCCCTGACCATTGTGGCCTCGATCGCCGGCATCACGTCGGCGATCAGCATTGCTGGCAGCCCCATGGCCTGCCCCATCGCAAGCACGGCTGTCATGTCCCAGCCGATCACGCTGGCACCACCAAAACCGGCCGCGATGCGCACCTGTCCGCCAAGCGACTGGACCAGACGCCAGAGCATCTGCCCCTCGACCGTCAGCGGCGCCGCTTCGAGGTAGGTGCAACCTTTGCATCTTTGCTGCGGTGCCCCTGGGCACGCACCGCAGTAGCTTTCGCCCCCGTCGAGCCGGAAGTGCCATTCGGCGAGGACGCAGAGCCGTTTTTTTCCGCTTCCAGCACCAGCCCCGCCTCGATGTATCTGCGGTGAAACGCCAGGCTGAAGGTGTAGATATCCATCAGCGCCCCGATGTTTTCGGGCGTGACCGGCGCCGGATCATTGCCCTGATCAAGCCCCACCCCCGACCAGTCCTGCACCGATACAAGGGCCACGCCCTTGGCCAGCGCGGCCTGCCGCTGTTCGGGTCCCGCATCTTCGGGCAGGCTGCGGAACGCCTCGGTATCGCGGGCTGCGGCGATCATGCCGGTGGTCAGCGGCGGCACCAGAACCCGAACATCGTGGCCCAGGTCCAGCCACTGCGGCTGCTGCATCAGATTGAGCCGGATCATGCGTAGCTTGCCACGCTGTTGACCAGAACGGCGGTCAGCATCCGCGCCGGGCTGGCAGCCAAGGCCCCGCGCAGATCGAAACTGCACTGGATCCCGCCGGGCCCCTCGACCGGCCGCCGCACCTGCGGCAGATAGACGGCATGCGCGGTCAGCTTCAGGCTAGCCGAGGCGCTGATGGTCCAGGACAGCTCCAGCTCGCACGGCGATCCATCGGCGGCCTGCTGATGCAAGGTGGTGCTGTCAAACCGCGCGACCAGCTGCCCGCTGAGCGCGGCAATCGACGGATCGACCCCGGCAATATAGCCATCCCCCCGGATCACCTCGACCCGGTCAAGATTGTTGGTGTAGCGCATGGACAGCGAGACGACATTGCCCAGCGTCACCCCGTCGCGCTTCACCGCGCCATGGAATTGCAGCATCCGGGTCAGGGTCAGATCGGCAGGCGTGCCAGCGGCCGAAGCGGATGCCTCGACCATCTTCTGACCGATCAGACCGACGGTCGCCTGAAGCAGGCCCGCGCGCTGCGCCGAAAACTCGATCGAGTCGACGCCGATCCCGGAATACATTTCGAAGGCCGGCACCTCGGGGTGGCCCTTTTCCAGTGCAAGGCTGGGCAAGGTCCAGCCGCCCGACTGGAAGGTATGGGTATAGGGGCCGCTCCCGGTGGTCACGGGAACACCCAGCAGGCCCTTGAGCCAGTACCCGATCCCCATGGCGTCGATCGGCACCACGACATTGCCATCGACCGTCTTTGCATCTTGCGAAGGCGCCAGCGGATCGCGGCCATAGCCCAGCAGCTCATTGTCCAGCAGCGGGCCTTCCTGCCCGAGGGTCGTGGTTGCAAACGGCATCCGCACAAAGCCCGACGCGGGCGCGGTGCCATAGACGGATTCGGTGGCGAGCAACAGCTGTGCCCGCGCGCCCTGGGCGCGTGCCATGGAAAACTCCTTTCGGGGTGGATCAGCCCAGCGGGCTGATGGTGGCGTAGTGCAGGATGATCGGAATGCGGGCCGCCTTGATCGTCACCGCGCCCTCTATCGGGATTTCCTCTGGCGATGGCGCCATCGGCTCGATCCAGTCGCAAAGCCCGCCCAGCGTACGATCTGCCACGATGGCCGTGCCAAGCACGGCGCACAGCGCGTCGAAGACCGTATCGCCATCACTGGCCTGCTGAACGGCGATCAGCAGTTCGGCCCGGTGTTCGAAATGATAGGTCAGCGGGCTGAAGCTCACCTCGGGCTCACCCGGATCGCCATCGAACAGGATGGCAAGGCCGCCAGGCGGTATCTTGGTCGGCAGTGCCGAATTGCGCAGCACCTTTACCGCAAGGGTGGTGGCTGGCAGCATCGCGATGGGCGCGATCTGCGCAAACAGGGCGGCCAGAATGGTTTCGCGGGTGGACATCGCTATTTCCAGTTCCTGACGATCTGACCGGCAAATCGGTTCGCCGCCGCATCGACACCGGAGAACAGGTTCAACTTCTTGGGCATCTTGGTCTGGCGGAACAGTACGAAGATGGGCACCGAAACCTGTCCGGTCTTGATGCCGTCCGCCCGCACCTTCCGGCGGGACCGGGCCGCAATCCCCCTGGTGTTCATGCGCATATCGTCTGCGACAAGCAGGGCCCGCCCCGGCCCGGTCGGCACGAAACGCAGCAGCCGACCCGTACGAAACTGCCACTCGGCCGGCGTCTCGGCCCGACGATTGCCGCGCTTGATCCCGGAAGCAGGCAACGGAATGGCAAGCCAGAACCCCTTCTTGGCCCGGATCACCGCCCCACGCTCGAACGAGTCGAGAATTTGCGGCGCCTTGCTCCAGACCATAGCTGCCGCATTCACACTGTATTTGTGGCCGGGATAAACCTGCTGGCGAATGCTGTTCGCAAGTCGCTGACCCAGTCCTACCCCGAACAACCTGCTGGCGCCAGCCTTCCTTGATCCCGGCACCGGCGGTTGCGACAGCGGTACTGACGGCGCGCTCGGCCGCCTGCACCTCGGATCGCAAAATCTGGTCCAGGCTGCCCTCGATGTCGATCAGCAGGCGCATCAGCTCGCCACCGCCTCGATGCGCCACCAAAGCCGACGCGGATCGCGCCGGGGCGAGCCCTGGACCGTGAAACTGCCGAACTCAAAGGTCAGCACATCACCGGAAGCTGGCTCGGGGATTGACGCGACCGGCACCAGAAACACGGCGGTTTCGCTCGCGAACCGGCCCGAGGCGAATTCCGCAACCATATCTGGCAGCGAACAGATCACACGGACCGCAACCGGCGGACCGCCAGCGGCAGAATAGGTGCAATCCGTCGCCAGCTGACCGGCGAAGATCGCGGCGGTATCCGCCGCGAACGCCTCGTTCATGTCGCAGCGCCCCGCTCTGCGGCCGCAGCTTCGGCTTGCGCCTTGGCTTCCGCCTCGGCCTTCGCCTTGGCGTCTGTCTCGGCGTCAGGCTCTGCGGCGATCTCTTCGAACAGCGCCTTGTTCAGCCGTTCCACGCCGTCCATCCCGAAGACTTCGCCGCATTTCAGCATGATTTCGGCACCGCCCGGCAGCTCGTAGCGGTTCTTCCGGCTCTGCTTGCCCAGGATGGCCGCCCGGCGCTTCCACTGGTCCGGGGACAGGCCGATCACGGCCGGCCCCCGGATCGTCGCGCCGCCTGGCGCGATGACACGGATCGCCTTCACGGTCAGACCGCCTGCACCAGGCAGGCGTGCTGCCAGTACCCCAGCCCCACGTTCCGGCTGGCGCTGATGCCGTAGTGGTGCATCCGCTTCTCGAACTCCAGCTGGGAGCCTTCGGCGATCGCGTCGACCTGCACGCCGAATTCTTCCTGCCGGATGAACGGCTTGACCGACCCATCCGCCCGGAACACGGCCAGCTTGTCGGTCCAGGTCAGCCGGGGATTGACCGCGACCTCGAACGTGTAGCCATCCAGGCTGGTGACCGTGTTGGTGTCGCCGCCGACCACGGGATTGCGCAGCGCCGCAACCGTCGCCGTCATCCAGCCCAGCGGAACCATGACGAGGAACTTGCGGGCCAGCTCGTTCATCGGCTCGCCCTGATCGTCCTTGAAGCCAAGGATCTTCTCGACCCCGGCAAAGACCATGGCGCGCAGCTCTTCGGGCGACGGCAGGGTCGCCGTGCCGTGCAGCGAGGCCGGAACGGCCGAGATGTCGACCGTGATGTCGTTCGACTGCGTGCCGCTGTTGCCCTGCGCATGATCGGTGTCGAAGAAATATTGCCCATCATAGCAGACCAGGCTTTCCCCGGCCACGATCAGGCCCGACAGCAGGCTCTGCCAATGGGTGACGGCCCGGCTTGCCATATCCTCGACACGAACAAGGATCTGCCCGGTCTTGTCCCGCCGCATCCAGTCGACCGGGATTTCCAGCGTGGCTTCCCACAGCTTGTTGGTGATCGTCACGCCGTTTTCGGCCAGACCCTTGGCATGGCGCCCGCCGATCCATTCCCGCATGGCCGGCGACATGCCCAGCCATTTGTAGGTCTCGGATTCCTGGTCGGACTGGAATTCCATCGAGATCCCGCCGATCCAGCTGGCTGCGGTTGAAACCTCCAGCCGCTGATAGAACGTGCCGATGATGGCACGCGAGGAAAGCCCCTTCATGTCGCCCCCTTTCAGGCCTGCAGGGCCGCGCGCACCAGCGCGGCGTCGAATTCCACCACGGCGACGCCGGTCGACACCCAGCGGCTGACATAGCCGATCAGGGAGTTGGTGCTGGCGGTCAGCGTGAAGGTGTTGTCGTCGGATGCGTAGACCGGCGGCCGGTCATTCGCGGTGATGGCAATGCTGGTGATCGGCAGCACGACCCGGCCCCGGGTGCGGACCTTGACCCGCTTGTCCCCGGCCGAGCCGTCGGCATTGTCGCAGTTTTCCAGCGCAAAGCCCTGGAACACATCACCGGCGACCAGCGGGCGGGAATAGCCCGACCCGTTCTCGCCGACAGCGCTGCCCTGATAGATGATGTCGGCCGCAATGGCCGGGTATTCCTCGACATCCCCGAGCTGAAAGTCGCGCAGGATGTCCGCGGTCGCGGTTGCCATGGGGTACTCCTCAGATGGCGGTGGGTCGGTCGGCGCGCGTCAGCCGCGCCACCGGATGGATCAGCCGGCGCGCTTGACGCGGGCCTGGCCGGACGCTTCGGCCTTGCGCCAGGCCAGATAGCTGCCGAAATTGTCCCGGAACTCGGCCCGCAGTGCGCCGTCCTTGTCCCATTCGGCCTTGGCCTGATCCTCGATCGAGCCTTCGGTCGTGGTGGTGGTCTGCCGCGCCTTCGACGGAGGCACACCAGCGTCGACATCGGCGGCGCCACGCGCGGCCAGCAGGGTCGTGCCGGCCTTTTTCTCGGCCTTCATGATGGCCAGCGCCAGATCGGCAGGGGTGGTCTTGCCGTCAGCCTTGGCCGCGGCAACCAGATCTTCATGGCCGCCGGCGTCGATTTCCTCGATACCAAGGATCCGCTCGCGCTCGGCAGTGGCTGCTGCGGCGACCGCTTCGGCCTGCGCTGCGGTCGCCGCAGCCGTGGCAGCCGTCTCGGCCGCCGT